TTTTCTTATAATAAAGTGAATAGTGCAAGAGTTATTTTAGGTTGTGGAATAATTATAAATGGACAGCCTAAATTATTACCGATGGTGTTAGAAAAAGGTGGTAGATGGAATGGTAAAGTATGTTAAAATTATAACACAATACCTTTTAAAACTTCACGTTCTCTGTTGAAGTTTTCATAATCTAAAGCAGATTGAATTAGATAGTATCTTTTAAACTTTTTTACATCACCGTACATATTTTTTTTACTTATATAAAAAGACTCTATTCTATAATCATCATTTTTTAAATCTCTTATCACTCCTTGTAGGTCTAGTATTATAAGTTTTTGCATACATTCTAAAGTAGTTATACTAAAATTATCTTGGAAATATTTTAGTAATTGTTCTTTTTGTGTCATATTTTATTCTCTATTATAATGTTATAAAAGTATTTATAGTATTTGTCATAATCTATCTGTGCTTCTTTAGTATATTTAAAACTTCTATATTCATCATAGTTGTTTATAATATATTCTTTATTAAGATCAGTATATTTTTTTTCTACTTTATTGTGTGCTAAAGCTATTGCTAAAGTATCTGCATTTATAGTTATATTCATAGTTATATATTTATTTGATGTGCTAATTGATTTAGTAATTCTGGGTATTTATCAGTCAAATTATCTAATTCTTGTTCTGTTAGTACACGTCCTGATGTTGTTTCTGCATAGCTAAAATAAGCATCGCAATATTCAGGATAGTCATAACTAAAAACACCCTCTACTTGTAAAGTATCTTGTGATATTTCTGTATTATCTATATATATTTTCATAATTAAGATTTAAGTTTTCTGTTTTTAGAATATTCGCATAAATGACAAATAGTTAAAAATATTGTTATTATTATTATTTCCATATTATTGATGTTTTATAATTAAACCTTGCACTTTATACCATTGACTTCGTAATTCTGCTATTTTACAATCAATACCTAAATTATATATTTCAAGATCTTTGTTTTCTTCTTTTTCATTAGTTAATTCTTCTATTCTATTCATAATAGAATTTTGATATTCTTGTAATAATGTAACGTCTTTTTTCATAGTTAAAATTAATTTATACAAATATATATAAAATAAATTTAACAAAATAAATAAATACTTTATACTTTATTAACAATTTCGATGTTAATATCTTTTTATTTTTGTAAATATATTTTTACTATATTGCATAAAATTATTTAATATGGAATCAAAATATAAAAGCAATCAAGAAATTAGCGATTGTATAATTTTACATATAGCTAAAAATAGAATAACAAAAAAATATATTGAAAGAGAAATGAATTTATCATATCCAACAATATTAAAAAAAATAGAAAATCCAGGAACATTACAATACGATCATTTAAGATTTTTATGTAAAGTTATACAAATGGATTTAATAGAATTAATAACTAAATACTAAAAAAATGGAAACAAGAAAATCAACAATTACAGAATTAAATTTACAGTCAGAAAAATTTAACGATATGTTTATATTTACTATATGCTTTGAGAATGGAGATATAGGAAAATTATATAAAATAAAAGATAAAACTTATGAGCAAGTAGGAGATGAGGTAGAATATACTTTAAGTCCTAAAGGAACTGTTAAAATAGCTTTTAAAGGCGAAAGTAAATTTAATGAAAACAATAACAAACCAAGCTACTCTAATAATAACAATGACGCTAAAGAAGATATTAGGTTTAGCGTTGCTTTTAAAGGAGCAATAGAATTAGCTAGTGCAGGTAAAATTAGTATAGATAATGTAGAACAATATACATTAAAATATGATGAATTTTTAAAAGATAAGAAGTCAGTTGAAATGCCTTTTTAACGAAGCGTTGTTAATAACTAACAATATATTTTAATAAAATGTAAATAATTTTTATATAATTTAGAACAATGAAAAAATCAATTCTTGCATCTTCTCCTTTCTTAATTCTCAATAAATGTCTATTACAAAATTTAGGAGTTGATGCAAGTTTGGTTTTATCTGATCTAATACAAAAAGAACAATATTTTAAAGAAAGCTATCAAAAATATGATGGCTTTTTTTTTAATGTAACTAATGATATATCCTGTAGCACTACTCTATCTTATTATCAGATTAAACAAGCAATCTCTGTTCTAGAGAAGTGGGGCATAATTCAAGTAGTGCTAAAGGGTGTACCTGCTAAAAAGCATTTTAAGATAGATCATTCTCAGATATTAAATTTTTTAACATCTAGTATTGAAAAAACTGAAGAACTAGATTGTAAAAATTTTAATAACAAGATGTTAAATAATTCTAACTCTATTAATAATAATAAAGAAATAATAATTAAAAATAAGAAAGTATATACACGCAAAGAAAAATTTATAAATGAGATTAAAGAATTAGAACCTAAAGAACATATAGAAGATTTTGTGGATTATTGGACTGAAGAAAATAATGCAGGCAAGCAAAGGTTTGAATTAGAAAAAACTTGGAATACAACACTAAGATATAAGCGATGGTGTAGAAATCAAAAAAACTTTAGTAAAGGAAGTAGTGCAAATAATATGCCTGACTTTTTAGATAGTGCATATTTGAATAGAATTAAAGAAGATCAAGCACAAGTTAATAAGTTTTATAAGCATTTAATTGATAATTGTAACTATGAAAAATACGAAACAGTTACAGGATATATTAAATACAGAAAAAAAAGATGATGTTTATTACTTTAATTAGAAATGGTATAGTATTTGGTGTAAGACACTTTGCACCTGATGAAGTAAGAACGTACTGGGAAATACATATTTATTTAGCAATTTTTCAAATTAACATATTTATAATAAATGATAGAGATTAGCAATTTAGGTTTATTAGCATTAATATTTGCAGTATTTACATTAGGGTTTTTTACTGCATTATACATACAAAGTCAAATAAAATGATAGAATTAAATACAATATATAATGAGGATTGTTTAGATACAATAAAAAAATTAGAGAATAATAGTGTAGATTTAGTTATAACTAGCCCACCATATAATTTAGGAAATAAATCTATTAGTGGAAATTTAAAAAAAAAATCTTACAATAAATATAATGATAATTTAACTATTGAACAATATTTAAAAAAAACTAAAATTTGGATAGATGAGTTATTAAGAATTACTAAATATCATATATTTTGGAATATACAAGAAGTATCAGGTAATAAAGGTATTATTGCTTTTATTATGAATGAATATAAAAATAATATAAAAGAAACTTTTATTTGGGCAAAAACCAATCCACCAAGTCATATAGTAGATACTATGTGTAGCTCTGGTTATGAATATATATTTTGTATAAGTAAAGATAACCCTAATAGCAGAAAGTTTAATTATTGTAATTTTAGTAATAGAAAGGGTGATTATATAAAAAATATACTTATAAAAAATGTTAATACAGGTAAAGATAATGGTGGTCATTCGTTTGCTTTTGGTAGTTGGTTATCTGATTTTTTTGTATATAATTTTAGTAAAAAAAATTCTATAATTTACGACCCCTTTATGGGTAGTGGTACAACAGCTTTAAGTTGTTTAAAATATAATAGAAAATTTATTGGTAGTGAAATAAGTAAAGAATATTGTAATATAGCAGAAAAAAGAATAATACCTGAAAAAAATCAAATAAAAATATTCTAATGAAAGAACAAGATTTGCACAATAGCATAGTAGATTATTTAAACTACTATCCACATATACTTTGGACTTCTACCTTAGGGGGTGTTTATTTAGGTAAAGGTAATTATAAACAAAAAGCATTAGTTAAAAAGCATTATAAAAAAGGTGTGCCTGATATACTAATATTTGAGCCTAATAAAAAACATAATGGTTTGATGGTTGAGTTAAAAATAAAATACAACAAGCCTAGTAAAGATCAGAAACTATGGATAGCTAATTTAACTGCTAGAGGTTATAAAGCAGTAGTGTGCTATTCACTAGAAGAATTTATAGAAATATTTACTAATTATACTAAAACATTATGAGAAAAAAACACAGTCCACCAAAAAACATAAGAACAAAAGATCAATACTTTAGATATTTTTTATTTGAAGTAGATAGAGGAATTACTAATGAAGTTTACATACATAAAGAAACTCAGACAATATTTGATGAAGATGAGTACATACTAAACAAGATTGACTTTATACAAGACCAATACAAACAAATGGTAGTAGTAGAAATAAGCCCTTTAGGTAAATGGGAGTACAACGCTTTAAAAAATACAGGTGTAAAATTATTTTCTGACTTGTGGATAAACTAAATGAATATTTAGATAAAAGCTATCATAATTTGCTAGATATAAGTAAAAGAATAACTAGCAATAGACACCCTGATTATGAAGATTTGCTACACGAAACAATTTTGGCTTTATATAATTCAGATCAAAATAAAATTAAAGATATAATAAAACAAAAAAAGCTAACATTTTACATAGTTAGAATAATGTTAAATCAATATCAGAGTAGTACAAGTCCGTATCATAAAAAGTATAGAAAACAATATAATGAAAAACAATTAAAAGAATTTTATATTTATACTAAAGCACCTTTAACAAAAGAGAAGATAAAACAGTTAGAGGAACAAGAAGATAGATTACAATGGATAGAAGAAAAATTAAAACATCTAAGTTGGTTTGACGTAGAAGTATTTAAGATATACTATAAAGAAAATTACAGTCTTAATACAATGAGTAAAGCAACTAAAATAAATAGAAGTACATTAGGAAAGTCAATTAGAATAATAAAAAACTATTTAAAAAATGAAAAAAATAAATAAAACAAAATGTTTAAACTGTCAAAATGATTTATTGTGGAATAATGATTTTGATTATGAAGATTATGGAATAGAAGGTCAAGGAATTGTAAGTGTATATACCTGTTTTAATGACAAATGTAATACTGAAGATATAATTATATATACAAAATGTTAGAAGCGTTAAAACATTTATTAGGTTTATGTGGAGAACCCCATTTAAACATATTTACAATAATGATGAGTACACCTATAATTAGTTACATAATATATAAATTTATAAAGTTATGACAAAATCAAAAGGAATTGGAGATGATATAGCAAAATTCACTAAAGCAACAGGAATAGATAAATTAGCTAAAAAAGTATTAGGAGATGATTGTGGTTGTGAAGAACGCAGACAAAAACTAAATCAAATGTTTCCGCACTTTAAGAACATAAGACAATTTACAGAAGATGAGATAAAGATATATGATGAAGTAATGCCTGTAATAGAAAAAAGCCAAAGAATAACAAAAGATGAAAAAGTTATTGTTAATGCTTTGTATAAAGGAGTATTTGGTAATAATCCTACTTGGAAGTCTTGTAGTCCTTGTAATAAACAAATAATAAATAATTTAAAAAAAGTATATGAAAAAAGCTGTAAAATATAAAACAAATTTAACTGAAAAAGAATTAAGAAACTTAATAAAAGAAGAAATATTGAAAGAATATAAAAAAGATTATAATAAAATGATTGCTATAGCACAAATGTTAGAAGAAGAAGATGAAGATAATAAGAAATGAAAAAGCATGTTAAGATATATATGGATTATTACGATTACGTTTTAGATGATGTAATTTTATGTTCTGCTTGTGGTACAGTTGCAGTAGATATACACCACCTTTCAGGACGTGGAATTGGTGGATCAAAGAATAAAGACTTTATAGAAAACCTAATAGCTTTGTGTAGAAGATGTCATATAAAAGCAGAAACAGACAAAAACTTTAACAATCAGCTAAAAGAATTAAATAAAAAAAAGCATAGCAAATGAAAATAGAAAAAGTTAAAATATCAGAACTAAATCCTGCTGAGTATAATCCTAGAAGAATGACTAATAAACAATATGAGGACTTAAAAAACTCATTAGAAAAATTTGGTTGTGTCGATCCTATAATAATAAACTCAGATAATACAGTAGTTGGTGGTCATCAAAGGTTACGAATTATGAGGGAATTAGGAGCAGAATATGTGCCTACAGTAAGAGTTAATCTATCTAAAGAAGATGAGAAAGAATTAAACATAAGGCTAAACAAAAATACTGCTGAATGGGATATGGACATGCTATGCAACTTTGATATAGATGACTTACTAGGTTGGGGTTTTAAACATATAGAATTAGGTTTTAACATAGACAAAATAGAAGAAGATAAGCCAACAATAGTAACAGTAAAAGAGAAAGACATAAAAATAGCTAATAAATTATATGAAGATTTAAAGGCACAAGGATATAAAGTAACTATAAAATAAATTTAATAAAATGGGCAAAAAAGAACGTACACTAAAAAAAGACACACTACTACAAGCATTAGAAAATAGCTTAGGTATAGTATCAACTGCTTGTAACAGAACGGGTATAAGTAGAAGTAGCTACTATAAATGGTATAAAGAAGATGAGGAGTTTAGAAAAAGGGTTGATGATATAGACAATGTAAAGCTAGACTTTGTAGAATCTAAGCTATTTAAAAACATAGAAAACGAAAAAGAAAAAAGTATTATATTCTATCTGCAACATAAAGGACACAAAAGAGGATATATACAAAGACAAAATATTAATCTAACATCTAACGAAGAAGATATAAAAAAGATTGAAATTGAAATCATTGAATCTAAAGGGAACAGTAGTCCTACAAAAGAATCTTAATGCTAGTACAAGAATAGTAGTTAATCAAGGTGGCACAAGATCAAGCAAGACCTATAGTTTAGCACAACTTATAATACTTAAAGCATTACAAACAAAAGGAAAGGTATATACTATTTGTAGAAAAACATTACCTGCATTAAAGTCTAGTGCCTATAGAGATTTCTTTAATATATTAGAATCACACAATTTATACAACCCTGACAATCATAATAAGTCAGAACTTACATATAAACTAAACAACAATACAATAGAGTTTATTAGCGTAGATCAACCTGCAAAGGTTCGTGGTCGCAAGAGAAACTACCTATGGCTTAATGAGGCAACAGAGTTTTCTCTGGAAGACTTCATTCAGTTGTCGTTAAGGTGTACAGAAAAGATATATTTAGATTTTAACCCCTCTGATCCTTACTCCTGGATTTACGACAATGTAATAAATAGAGATGATTGTACTTTTATTAAATCAACTTATTTAGATAATCCTTTTATACCTGAAGAAACAATTAAAGAAATAGAAAGATTAAAAAAGCTAGACAGTAACTATTGGACAATTTATGGGTTAGGGGTTATGGCTGCTCCAACTGAAACTATATTTAGACAGTTTGAAATATGCAACAATATACCAACAGAATCAACTTTAATTGCAATAGGTTTAGATTGGGGGTATTCTAACGATCCTACAGCAATA